CTCTCCTAAATCATTAGGCACTGTTAGTTTTAGCTTCATAATAATATAACGTAAAATTTATGTGTTTTAACGGATTGCGTACTTACCAAAGTTAGGCTGACTCATAATAGAGTAACAAGCGTATCTCGTGCTGTCGATTAAGTGATCATTCTTTGGCTCTGGTTTATTGGTTAGCTTTCCACTTTTATCCTCTAACCACTTGTAGTCTCTAAACTCTTGTATAGCGTTATGACTCTCTTTAGTGATGTTTATTTTAAATCTCTTTAGTAAGTCTATTCCAGCATTAATAGAGTCTTTGCCCTTTACACTAGGTCTTATATTCCAGCCCATTCTTCTTAGCTCTTCATTTAGTCTTGGCTCTGCTGAGTCGGCATATATTAAGTCTCTCTCTACTCCTATCTCTTTAAGCTTCTGGTGTATGTCTCTTCCAGTCATCATAGTTTGGTAGATACATTCTTTTATGTATAAGTCATAGCCTCGCTTCCAAACCCCTACCATAGCTGTAGGATCATTAGTGTATCCGTAATCTAATCCATAACTTACAAACTCTGCATCAGATGGTACATTGTCAGTCTCATAGTATTTAAAGATAGTTGCTTTGCTATACCCTCTCTCTCCTAGTCCGTATATTCTCCAGTAGTGTTCGTCTGTTTCTTTTAGCCTCTCTATCTCATCAATGATACTAGCATCAAGAAACTTATTATCCTTGTAAGTGGTTATAAAGAAGTCTACATCTTCCCTTGTTATTACATCGTCATATATCCAGTGATAGAAGTCTGAAGGGTTAAAGTCAATTACTATCTTCTCAGTTGTTCTAAATACAAGCTGCTGCCAGTCCTCTTTAGTACAAGAGTTAGCCTCGTTTAAAAATAGGAAGTCTCTCTTACGACCTCTTACTTTTTGTGGCTGGTCTAAAGATATAAACTCTATTAGGTTTCCATCTAGCTTATACTCACTATTACTTTTGTTGTGGTTTGCTTCGTTGTACTTATTATGAATCTTAAGTATGTCTATGAAGTCCCTCATTACAGTTGATCTCAAAGCTGGGAAAGTCTTACGACATATCGTGATAGTCTTACCAGTATTTACTTGGCAATAGTGGAATATAATAAAGAGCAAAATGTTATAAGTCTTTCCAGACCTAGTCCCCCCTTGCTCTACTACTATTTTTTTCTGACTATCTAAAAGATGCTCAAATACTACATTAACATTTACATCCACTATCTATGAATCTTTATGTTTATCTCTTTGTCTGTTGTATCGTGTTTAATCTCTCTCTTTGTTCCGTTTAGTCTGTGTGCTTCCTCATCATCTGCTATTAGTTTCATCAGTCCTATTTGCAGCGTAGGATTATCTGACTCGTACCACTTAGCCCTCATATCAACTTTCATATTAACTCTATTAGTTTCTAAAGCCCTTTTTATGTCGTTACATTCTTGCAATTTATGATCATAGAAAGCTCTTTTACTAAAGGCGGTGTAGCCAAATATATCTCCTATAAAGATAAGTTTTTTTTCTTTGATTGCTTTTAGGCAGTCTCTTCTTAAGTCCTCTGTTTTATAAGCCATAGTTATCCTTTACTAATATAACGAGTTATTTAATTTATTTGTAACGCTTCTACTGCATCTTGTATAGCGTCTCTTACCTTTAGTATGTCTTTGTCTATATCTCGCTTCTCTCCTCTTGGTTTCTTTCCTATGAATATCTGTTCAGACTCCATCTCTAATAGTATATATTGGTATACTTTATTAAAGCTATACTCGTACTTCTTAATAGTATCAAAGTTTCTCATATAGTGTACCATAGTGCAGTGTGATCTACCTAAGTATTTACCTATTACGTTAAAGGTCATTTTATACTCGTCTCTCATTATCTTACAGAATACCATCCTAGCGTATACATAGTCTCTTTCTCTAGTGTTTTCTTTTACATCTAGTCCTATATAAAATAGTATTCTATCTCTAATATAATTTAGATCTATTTCTCTTCTCTTTTGTCTCTCTTCCTTTAGTTGCTCTTTTGTCATAATGTACCAGTAATTGTAAAATCATTAACATCAAATCCTTCTGTTTTGTACTCCTCATATGTTTCTAAGGCTCTTTGTACTTGCTCCTCTCCTACTTCATAAAACTCCTTAGATACATCCCATACAGCTATGTCTAGATTCTTCTTGTCTATACATAGGAATTTAAAGTCCTTATAGCTACACTTAAAAAGCTCACAATAAATATACACTTGTAAAAAGTAACGAAACTTATAGGCTGATCTATTAAAGTTCTTTACGTCTATAGTTGTTTTTAAATCTACTATACCTCCAGAGTTTTTTAGGATGTCTGCTTTTGCTCTGAACGGATAGCCAAAAAGTGTATCTACTGCTGGTATTTCTGTTCTGCTATCTCTCATCAGCTCCATAGCTCTAGAGTTTTTACTCATTGCATCTACTAGCCTCTCACAGTCATTTCTTTCTTTAGCTGTAAATACATCTGGATACTCTGCTTTAGCTTCTTTAAACTTTTTAGTATTCTTACTCTGCACATCCACAAATACAATATCCTCTAGCTTCTCTGGCTCTAGGAGGTAGGTATGGAATAACCACCCATCTCTAAGGGCTTGAGAGCTTGACTCGTTTCCGTAGGTCATAGCGTAGTGATAACTCTTAGGGCTATCTAGTAGTAGCTTTAAATTACTAGATGAGAAAGCTGCTTTACCTAAGTAGCCATAGTAAAACTCATCTGAGTAAGCATTGTCTATTAATTCACTTTGTTCGTGGATAGTGTTATCCAGTAGTTTTATCTTCATATTTGTTTTTTCAATAGTCCTCTAAATGTTTATCTTTAAAAAATTCCTCATAATAATCCTCTGCTTCAATAATTAAATTTTTCAAAACTTTTAAATTATTAACATCTAAACATATATATTGTAAATCTTTAGTATCTATTTCAACACTCATATCGAAGTGAAATGTACAATTTAAAACATCCATTTCAGCGTCTAAAATATTAGCACTTACGTTACCCATTTCCGAAACAATTAATTTGTTTTGGTTAGGGCATAATAATTCCTCAAAGGTTTTATTCTTTTTCATCTTTGCTCTCTAATTGTTCTACCCTTACTTTAAAAGCTTCTACCTTAAGATACATCTCAGTAACGAGCCTCTCTAGTCTAGCTATTCTTTGTACTTGATTTAGTTTATTCTTCTTCATTCCTATATAATAGCATTGTCTAGTTGCTGGATGAGATGTCGTATCTCACTTCTCTCAAACTTCCCACTGATCTCAGCATTATAAGTCTTAAAGGATAGATGATACATATCTTTCTCTGTATCCCCTTTTTTTTCTTTCTTTCCTAAATAGTCAATCTTTAAATCGAATTTCATTTCTCTAAACGTTTAAGCTCTACTACTATAAAAAATAGCCCTAAAGCAATTAATAATCCTACTATAATCATAGCTAATAATTTACTTCCATAAATTCAGCGTGTTCTTTGCAGTCCAAGCATATGTCTGTATCCATCCATCTATCTGCTCCACAGCATTCAGACACCCAGTGAAACTCCTCATTAGGTAAAGCCTTTGCTCTTATCCAATCTCTAATAGGTTTTGGTAATCTAAATTTCATAACGTAGTTTTACAGATTGCCACCAATTCATATGCTGATACTCTTTCTCGGTAAAGACATAAACTCTACCCTTACTGTTAGTAATACAGTGTAATCCAGTACTTAATACTTTGTGCTTCATTGTTCTATGTGTTGTTTAATTAATAATTCTTTTATCTCTTCTAATTGATTTGCATCTAGTAAGTTATAGATGTCTTGAGTACCTACGAATATTGAGAATAAATCTACATCTGGAGCTGAGCCTACATAGTCATTAGTCTGCTTCTCTCCATCATAAAAATTATACTCTACCCATAGGGTTACATCATTTAGCTTTACTTCTGTCATCATTCAATCTTAAGTTAAAGTTATCGTCTCTTAGTTTCTTTAGCTGCCTCTCTAAAACCATATTGTTCATCTCCATATTGTTAGTATAGATATACATCTCATAAAGACATTGAGCTAAAGAATCTAGTGTTTTGTTGTCTGGCTTAGCCTCTTTCCATTTTACAAACTGATTAGCTACTGCTTCAAAGTTTGCTTCAAATAGTTGTTTCTCTAGTATGTTCACTTGTTATCATTATTAATTTCCTTACAATACTACAAAATTGTTTATAACTTTCCAAATTAATTAACAATTATTTCTTTTTGAAGTACTCATCCCATACTCTAGGCTCATCCTCTTCATACCTATTTATCACTGAAGCTTGAGACTCTTTTAGCATATATA